TTCCTGGCTGGGAGTACGCTTCACTCAAAACGGGTGATTGGCAAGGCTTCATTGGGGTTAATGAAATGCTGGCTTTTAAGCTGCCTATTTCTTTGTACGAGAAGTTTATGATGGAAGCCCATCATGACGCTCCGAATAGAGAAGAAGGTAAGTTACGAGACACCGCTGACTTCTTAGCCCAACAGGCTGAAGGATCGGGCAGCAACATTGTTCAAGGTGATGGTAGTAAAAGTCTTGGAGAGAGCCGCTTAGGTCAATTTGATCTGGGCTGACGAACAATCTATTTAACCAAAGGAGCAACAGTATGTCAGCGACTACTGAAGCATTTGGCTTTCGCGCTTCCTACCACAATAGTGGCCGAATCACAGCGAAAGCTTACACCATTGCCAGCGGATACGCCCAAAACGTATTCTCAGGAGACCCAGTAAAACTAGTAGATACTGGTGTTATTCAATTAGCTACATCTAACGGCCAACGTGGCGGCACATCTGCAGGTATCCTTAATCTGGGTATTTTTGCTGGCGTCCAATATGATGACGCGTTAGGCAGGCCCACTCTATCGCCATTTTGGCCAGCGAGTGCCGCAGCAACAAATATTATCGCTTTCGTTTATGACGATCCAGAAACTATATTTGATGTTGAGTACCCTAACCCAGCAGCTGGAACTACGGTTCAAACAGCAGTTGGCGAAGAGTGCGATTGGACTGTAGCTACACCTGGCGGCTCAACAGCCACTGGTCTGTCCTCTACTTCCTTAACTGCTATCCAAGCCGGAACTGGTCAATACCAGATCACTGGCGTTGCTGGTGGTCCTAATAACCTGATTACAGATGCATTTGTTGTAGTGACTGTTCGTATTAACGAACATCAATACAAAGCTTCTGTAGCATCTGTATAAGGAGGTCTGAAAAATGGCTACTCCCATGAGAAGTACAGACTTTCGTTCGGTTGTTGAACCAATCCTTAACGAAGTCTTTGATGGCGTTTATGATCAACGAGCTGACGAATGGAAGCAAATTTTCCGTGAGCAAAAAGGCATTCCACGCAATTACCACGAAGAACCAGTTCTTTATGGCTTTGGCGCGGCTCCTGAGCTTCCCGATGGTATGGCAGTTACATATCAATCAGGCGGTATCTTGTTTGTTCAGCGTTATCTTTACCATGTCTACGGCCTTGCGTTTGCATTGACCAAAGTATTGGTTGAAGACGGCGATCACATTCGTATCGGTCAAACTTACGCCAAGCATTTGGCGCAATCTTTGATTGAGACAAAAGAAACATTAACTGCCAATGTATTGAATCGTGCGTTTAACGCAGCATTCGTTGGTGGCGATGGTCGTTCTTTGACTAACACTGCTCACCCGATTGTTCAGGGTTCATTCAGCAACCAGCTCACTACTGCTGCTGTTCTGTCCCAGACTTCTCTTGAGCAGATGCTCATTCAAATTCGCAACGCTGTTGACAACAATGGTAAGCGTATTCGTTTGACTCCGACTCAGATTATTACTGGACCAAGTAATGTTTTCCAAGCGGAAACTTTGCTTAAATCAGTATTGAAGTCTGGAACTGCTGACAACGACATTAACCCCGTTAAATCGATGGGTTTATTGGCAGATGGTCAGGCTAACATGTCTCGTATTACGTCTAACACAGCATGGTGGGTTCAGACTGATGCTCCAGAAGGTTTAAAACTTCTGATGCGTCGAGGTCTTGAGAAGTCTATGGAAGGCGATTTTGCAACTGACTCTATGCGCTACAAAGCGACAGAGCGTTACACAGTTGGCTGGACAGATCCGCGTGCAGTGTTTGGCACCGCAGGTGTATAAGTAAGTACCGCTCTTAACTCTATGGCTCTCCTTATAGAGTTAAGAGCATTTTACCAAATTTAATTTGGTTGCTGACAGCTTAGGCTGACGACATGCAGACAGCAGCTAAATCTTTTAACTCGCATGTGAGGAATTTTAAAATGGCTAATACTACTTTTAGCGGTCCAGTAACTTCGACCAACGGCTTTATCGGCAATTTAACCGGCAACGTGACAGGTAACGTAACCGGCAGCATCAGCGGCGGCAAGATAGTTAATCCTACCTATTCGCATGTGGCTGTAACAGCTAACGCTACTGCAACACTTACGGCAGATAAGGTTGCTGCAGGATACATTACATGTACCTCGGCTGCTGCCACTATTTTAACATTGCCTACTGGTACCTTATTGGGTACAAAGTTAGGCGCATCAAAAGGTACAGTTTTTGACTTGTACATTGATAACACCGCAGGTGCAAACGTAGTAACAATCGCGGTTGCCACCAATGGTATTATATCTGCACTGGGTGCTGCCGTTGCTGCCAGCGCTGGTCTTAAAACAATTCCTGCTGGCGTGACTGGTCAAGCTAAATTTACTCTTATGTTCTCTAGCGCAACAGCATACACGTTTACGCGCGTTGCATAGATTTTAGAACTTAGAGGAGTAAATTATGCGTCCAGTTAAAATAGGTGCATTGACGCCAACAGGTGTTTCCCCAATCTGGTTTAATGGGAACGGGCTCACTAGTACTGGTGCGGCGGTTGCCGTCCAGACAACCAGCACATTCGATGGGCTTGCTCATAGAGTGACATTGACCGCTCCCGTTCAGGCCACCTTGGCAGGTATTGCATTCACGATCGTCGGGACTAACGCCAATGGCGCTGCCCAGACTGAAGTGATCGCAGCTGGTCCTGCAAGTGGAGCGACAGTGAGTAGTACTCAGTTTTTTCTTACTGTTGAAACTATACAGCCTAATGCCACTATGGGTACTAAAGTCTTATCGGTAGGCTTATTGAGTGAAGCTGTGGGTTATTGGGTCAATTTAGAAAACACGATGTCTGCCCCGATGGTTATGGTCGGCGTCACTGGAACGATAAATTATAGCGTGTTCCAAACGCCTGCGAATATCTTTGATGCTCCAGAGCGAGATGCTATCTATACGTCAATCGGAATGCCGATTACGGGCCTTGCGGCTGCTACAGCTAATGCTTTGGCTGCAGGTGGCGAAAGTTGTCGAGCCATTATGCTCCGCGTTAATTCATTTACTGCAGGCGCGACCATCACGGTGTACATCAACAACTCAGGTGGAGGTTACTAATGACAATTAAGTATATGTCTGAATTTGACTTCCCTTCTGATTTCGGCTTTACAAAATCCTCATCTACAGCGAAAATGAGTCGTGGCGGCATGAGAAATCTACGTGACGAAGAGTCTCGCGTTATTGGGGTTCAGGATAATGCAGCTGATGAAATGCGTAGAGTATCTGGGCGTAAGTCTAATGACGCTGCAGAGCGTAAAGATAAACGTGCTCAAATGGATCGTGTTAGCTCGCGTGAGCGTAACGCCCGTGATGAGATGACTAGATTGCGCGGTGAAGCTAGAAATGGCTTTAAGGCAGCTAAAGGCGGTTCTGAAAAGGACTGGATAAAAGGTGCTGTAAAAAAGCCGGGTGCTCTTCGTGAGTACATGGAAACTCCTGAAGGGCAAAGCATTTCCAAAAGCAAGTTAAATAAAGTTGCTTCTGGCAAACCAGCTATAGTGGGTGGTCCTAAGCCATCTGCTAAAACGATGAAGCGAGCAAATCTTGCTAAATCATTTTCCAAAATGAAATAAGGATACTTAGACATGGGTATGAAATCAAAAGGCTATGCAAAAGGCGGTATGAAAACTAAGGGTTATTCCAAGGGTGGTAAAACTCAAGGTTATAACGCTCGTTTAGATGATTCGATGGGTTCTAGGAATGGCTCAAAAAGTCAGTCTATGAAGTCTCGCCGGAATGAAAGCGAAGGTATGGAAAAATCCATGGGTAAGCGTAAGTTTTCTGGCAATAAAATGATGGACGTAGGATCTTCTAAAGGCGCTGTAGGTTCAGCAGAGATGAAAGAATTTAAGAAAATGGGCACCATGAAGAACAGCTGGTAGATTTACTACTGAGCTTCATAGGGTTTGCTGAATCAGCACTCCATACATTTACATTAATATGGAATTTATATGGCTTATTCGGGAAACATTGGGGTTAAAACATTTAATGCGCTGAAAGTCGTAGACCACGCTTTCCGCAGGTGTCGCCTGCCTGCTCAGGCCATAACTTCAGAAATGCAAGAATATGCACTTGATTCTCTGACATTCATGCTCGATGAGCTGGCCAATATACGGACACCATCTTGGTGCATAGAGCAGCAAATACTGCCTCTTTACGAAAATAATCAAATTGTCAAGCTTCCAAAGGGCACAATTGACGTTTTAAACCTAAATTTAAACGTACTTCAAGAGCTAAGTGGCACTGTAACATCCACAAATACCTCTTATTTAGTTAATTTTACTACCTCCACAATAGTCAATTTCATTGGAATTAAATGGTCTGCGAACGCTATTCCAGTCAATTTTCAGACTAGTTCAGACAATGCTGCTTGGACTACGGTAGGAACTTCGACTAGTCTTGATTTATCAACCAATGCGACAGCGGTTGCTGGTAATATTACTTGGACTCAAATTAATGGCGCTTTAGCCAAGCAATACTTTAGAATCGTACCAACTGATGGTGCTTCTACTATCTCTTCCTCCCGAATTACGTTAGGAAATATGCCTCAAGCCATTCCTCTTGGCTTATTGAGTAGAGATAATTATGTAAACCAAAGCAATTTAGTATTTGCTGGACGCCCCAGTAGCTTCTACTACCAGCGTGATATTCCTCAGCCAGTTGTTAATTTATGGCCAGCGCCTAACGCTGCGTCTGAAAAGTTTCAATTAGTGCTCTGGCGTCACCGCCAAATAATGGATACCGACAACTTACAGCAAGAGATTGATATACCTAATCGGTGGTTAGAGGCTATAATCAATGGGTTAGCGGCTAGGGTATGCGCTGAAACACCCTCTGCAGATGCTCAACTTATGCCAATGCTCGATGCTAAAGCAACAATGAGTATGCAACGAGCTTGGGATGGCGATAATGATGGATCTGCAATTCAAATCAATCCAGGAATAGGGGTTTACACAGCGTGAGCATTTATCTGGACCCAACGGGTCAGCCTACATTTGGTATTGCGATATGTGCTAGATGCTCTATTAAATTTCTATTATCAGAACTTTCGCCTGATCCTAACTTTCCGGGATTAATGGTGTGTGAGGCTGATAAGGATAGATTAGATCCTTATTTATTACCTCCTAGACGCCCAGATCAAATTGTTTTGCCGTTTAATCGGCCTGATAAGAACATAGATACTCGCCCATCAGGCGTTATTCAAGAAGCTGGTGATGAGTTTATTGTCACTGAAGATGGCAATAAATATCTGGAGATGAATTAAATGACAGCAGATGTTCCAAGCAATTTAATACCCAGTAGAGTTACCCAGCTCCCAACTGCACCTGTGGCATCGCCTGATGGCTTGTTGCTGTTTACTTATCAGGGTGTTAGCTACCAGATTCGTGCTGGAGACCTTTTACAAGTTACAGGCGTGCCAACTACTCGCAAAGTTCTAGCAGGAACCGGGATGACGGGCGGTGGCTCATTAGCTTCTGATGTTACTCTAAGTATTGCCAATGGAGGCGTTGGCAGTGTGCAACTTGCAAATAGTGGAGCTACTGCCGGAACTTATGGAGATGCAGGTAATATACCTGTCGTCACTGTAGACGCTACGGGTCGTATTACGGGAGTTACTTCAGTCGCAGTGTCTGTCTCTGGATATGTACCGATTGCTCGTCAAATCATCGCTGGCGCAGGATTACAGGGAGGTGGAAATCTCAACTCTAACGTGACGCTAACTGCTGACTTTGAGGACACTGCTCCGCTGACTGGAACCACTAATGGTTCAGCAGGAACTCTAAACGAACTCTCTAGGGGAGACCATCGTCATCCTCCTGTTAATCTTAACGATCAGAACCAAATTGATGGCACATTGCCGATAGATCAGGGTGGCACAGGCCGAGCTAATACGTCAGTTCCTGGGGCCATTGCTTATGGCGCAGGCAATCAAATAGCATTAGGACCAGCAGGTGTGAATGGTCAGGTATTAATCTCAGGTGGAACTGGAACTCCAACATGGGGCTCTGCTCTGGTAATTACCGACCAAGCTGCTAACGTAATTTATGGTGGGCCAGCATCTGGAGCAGACGCTCCAACATCGTTTAGATCTTTAGTTAACGCCGACTTACCAACTTCTGGAGCAAATGCAGGAACCTACGGCTCTTCAACCGCTATACCAGTCATTACTGTAAATGCTAAGGGCGTAGTCACCAACGCCACCACAGCCTCTTTTACAACAGGATTAAGCTTCCAAGGCACTTGGAATGCTGCAACAAACTCTCCGTCTTTATCGTCTGGGACAGGAACAAATGGTCAGTATTACATTACGAGCGTTGCTGGAAACACGAATCTTGACGGCATAACTGATTGGCAAGTTGGAGACTGGGCTGTATTTAACGGCACAGCATGGCAGAAACTTGATCAATCGAACACTGTTATATCAGTAAACGGACAGACAGGAGCTGTAAACCTCACTCAAATAGCTAATGTGGCAGGTGGTGCAGCTAACCGACTAGTTTATAATACAGGTGCAAACACTACGAACTTTGTGGCAGCGCCCACATCGGCTGATACTTTCTTAAAATGGAATGGCTCTGCTTTTGTTTGGAATTCAGCGGTGACCGCTGCGGTAACGAGCTTCAGTGGTGGATCGACAGGATTAACACCAAGTTCGTCAACAACAGGCGATATTACTGTCGCAGGAACTTTGGTAGCGGCCAATGGCGGCACTGGATTAACGTCAGCTGGAACAAGTGGAAATGTGTTAACATCGAACGGAACAACTTGGACATCTGCTACACCAGCGGCTGGCGTAACACTTGATGATGTCGTGGCGTTGGCCGTGGCTTTAGGATAGGAGAATAATATGGCAAATACATTTACACGTAAACTATCAAGAGGTATCGGCACTGCGCTGACCGCCGTTGGTAGTTATACAGTCGGGTCTTCAACTCAGACTACTGTGATCGGTTTAACAGTGTCTAACACCAGCGCATCGACTGTAAACATTGATGTGACGCTTAATGATGGGACCAACGACAATTACATAGTTAAAGATGCTCCTGTCCCGGTAGGAGGAGCACTGGTGCCCATAGGAGGTAACCAGAAAGTTGTTTTAATTACTGGCGACTCAATAAAAGTTAATTCAAGTGCGGCATCATCTGTTGATGCAGTGTTATCTATCTTGGAGATCACATAACATGTCTAATCCATATATCGGTAATTCGCCTACAGATGTACCGCTAACGACTGATCAGCTGGGCAATGGTATAGTAACCACTGCTAAACTAGCTTCTCCAATAGCTCCAACTATTGTGGGAGGAACTATAGATAACACGCCCATTGGGGCAACCACCAAAAATACAGGTGCTTTTACTACTGTAACTGCAACCACTGGAATAACTGGCGGTACTTTTTAATGATATTTTTAATGAGCGGAGGCTAAAATGGCTGAAACAGGATTTACACCAATTCAACTTTATCGAACTGCGACTAGCTCAGCTGCTCCTACAGCTGGTAATTTAGCTGCAGGAGAGCTTGCGATCAATACTAATGATGGCAAACTGTTCTATAAAAATTCTGCAGGTGCAGTTGCTGTAATGGCATCCACTAGCGGATCAACAGGGGATGTTACGCTTAATGGCACACAGACGCTGACGAACAAGACCCTAACTTCTCCTGTTTTGGGTGGTATAACTACCACAGCTAGTGGTTCAATGGAGTTTTTACCTGCTGATTACACGATGGTGATTAGGGGTGGAGGGTCTAGCGAGGGTACTATTAAACTTAACTGTGCCGCTAACAGTCATGGTCAATCTCTTACAGCACAGCCTCATGCGCTGGGCATTACAAATGAGATGTTACTTCCCATCGGCGCCAACTCAACTTTAGTAAGTTTGGTATCTGCTGATACGCTGACTAATAAGACTATTAATTATGCCAACAATACTTTGGTAGGGGTAGCCTCTCTTGGCGCCAATACTTTTACAGCAACGCAGAATTTAGCAGATAATATTGTCCAGCGTCCTGTATTAAAAGATTATGCAGAAACTAAAGTAGCGATGGCTGCTAATGCTGTGGACCTTGCATTAGGTAATGTACAGACCAAAACCATCTCAGGCGCACAGACTCTTACATTTAGTAATCCTCCTGCAAGTGGACTAGCGGGTTCGTTCACGTTAATCCTGACCAATGGCGGTAGTGCTGCTGTGACTTTTCCCTCTTCTGTGGATTGGCCAGCGGCGACCGCACCGACACTTACGCCATCCGGGGTGGATGTTTTAACTTTTGTGACAATTGATGGCGGTACAATCTGGTACGGAATCGCTTCTGGCATAGGGATGGCTTAATGACTACTGAAAGTAAATTACTAGGTACTAACCCTGTATCGGGTGAGGTGTTGCCAAAAGCAGTGAGCTTTGACGGGACTAGCGATTACCTTACTCGTAGCAGCAACATGACGGGTAATGCTAATAGTAAGACGTTTACGTTTAGTGTTTGGATTTATCCTACAAAAACTACCATGCTGGTTTTTCTTGGGGGCGCATCAAGATTTTACTTTAGACATGACGGAGCAAACTTTAGATTCTTTGCTTATCAGCCGACTCCATCAAGTTCCACAGCGTTTAGTTTTAGTATACCGGGAATACCAATTAACACTTTTTCAAATGTTCTTTGCTCTATAGATTTAGCAAATACATCAAATCGATATGTGTATGTAAATGATATAGCCCAGACTGTTACATGGTCTGTATATAACAATAGTCTCGCTGATTTTTCTCAATCAGTTTATTACATTATAAAAGATGGAGGTGCTTACAATGGCGGCCGCCTATCAAACTTCTTCCTAGACTACACCTATCGTGATCTAAGTGTCACAGCTAACAGACGTTTATTCATAGACGCAGAGGGCAAACCTTCTAGCACAATACCCTCAAACCCCATCATGTATTTACCCATGACTGACGCAGCCACAGCAGGATACAACTCTGGCACAGGCGGTAATTTTTCTGCGGTTGGTGTACTGGCTACCGCACAGCGTGGGCCTAACCAAGATAATTGTAGTGCTAGTGTGTTTGATGGTAGTAATGATTATTTGAGCAGGACTAGCTTAACTAGCATAGCTGACGGGAAAGTATTTACCTTTAGTGCAGTTATAGGTTGTGATGCGTCATCTATGAATTATGCAACAATTATGAGCATAGGAGACTCAGGAACAGATTGGTTTTACATTAGGTATAGTGCAACTGGTATTTCGTTTAAGTGTAGTGACGCTTCTGACACAAGTGTAGCTCAATTTGATCTTAATAATATTCTTAAAAGTGGGCAATCTCATACAATACAAATTAACTTTGATGCTGCTAGTCAAAGTGGCAGTGATCTGTACTTAGATGGTGTGGCTCAATCCGTTACATGGTCTACTTTTGTCAATACAAATGTTAATTTTACCGATGATAGATATAGAGTTGGTGCTTCGGCCCCAGCGACATATGCGCCTACTTTCTACGAAGGGCCACTCGGTGAGGTGTATTTCAACACAGCCTACACAGACCTAGCCACAGATAACCCATTCTGGGATTCAACAGCTAACCTCCCTAACTCAGTACGCAAGGTCATTGAAGACACAGGTGTTACACCTCTTATAGCTCTACCTATTATCGGCTCTGATGCAGGTAACAACTTAGGTAGTGGAGGAGACTTTACTGTTAACTCAGGGCCGTACACAGGTGCTAGGGGTGGTAGTGAATATTGGTCTAGGAGTGTAGAGAGACTTAGCTCTTCAGGTTATTTAAAAAGAACATCAATTGTTGCGCCAAATAGTAAGCAAATGTCGGCTGTTTTTACTGCTAAGATCGGAGCCTCTAGTTTAGGATACATAATAGAAGCACGAAATGGATCTTCTGCTAGGTTAGATATTGTGATAAAAGCAGGAGGAGGGATAAGTTTCAATGCTGCGTCAACTACCGGAGCAGAGATTGTTGCGTATAATGGAGGTTTTACTCTTGCGTATGATACTTGGTATAACGTATTTATCACCTTTGACACCTCTGATGCAAATAAGAGATTTGTATTTGTCGATAATGTTGATCGGAGTTCATCTGGCAGTGGCTTCTACGGGTATTCTGCAAACGGGCAATATGATTTAGGTGACAGTGACGACATTGATGTTTTGGGTAGGATAGCTAATCGAGATGCAACGCTCAGTAACTTCTATTTAACCCAAGATTACATAGACTTCTCGCAAGAAACTAACCGTAATGCGTTTGTAGATCAACTTGGCTACCCTGTAAATTTAACTCCTGCTATTGAATCAGGAGACCTACCAGAACCACTCATCTACATGAAATTTGAAGACACCACAGCCTTCGGTATTAACGGGGGGACAGGTGGTAACTTTACTCTAAACGGCACATTAATCGCAGCCGAAGATGTAACCCCAACATAGCAGACAGGAGAACACACAATGCTATTATTAAAAGCAACAGGCAGCACAGTAGAGCAATACCCCTATTCACTGGGTATGCTACGAAAAGACAACCCAAACACTAGCTTTCCAAAGCAGCCTAGTGCAGAAGATATGGCAGCATTCAATGTCTATCCCGTGACCGAAGCAAACCCAACAGTTGGCGAGGGTCAGCGTTTGGCTAAGACTTGGACACCCACACTATCAGGCAGTGATTGGGTATTAGACCACCAAGCTGTTGATCTAACATCAGATGAAGTGGCAGAAGCTACGGCAGTGATTGCAGCTAATATGCGTGAGAAGCGTGATGGATTACTCGCAGCTACCGACTGGACTGCAAACTCTGATGTGACAATGACTACTGAAATGGCAACCTACCGCCAAGCACTTAGGGACGTACCTACACAATCAGGGTTTCCGAGCGAAGTCACATGGCCTGATAAGCCTGCTTAATAAGGATTTCTAATATGCTGTCTGCGTTAAGCGCGTTAATTGGTCCGGTATCAAGCATTCTTGACAAGGTTATTCCTGATAAAGACTTGCGTGAACGGTTGTCGCATGAAATTGCAACAATGGCTGAAAAACATGCTCAAGCGCAGGTTATGGCTCAGATTGAAGTCAATAAAGTTGAAGCCGCGCACAGCAGCATGTTTGTGGCTGGCTGGCGTCCAGCGATTGGTTGGATATGCGCGATGGGCATGGCAGGCAACTTCTTAGTCATTCCATTCGCTAACATGGCGCTAGAATTATCAAAAACAGGCGTAACTATACCCATGATAGCACTGTCTGAGATGATGCCAGTGCTGATGGGCATGTTAGGATTAGGTGCCATGCGTACTGTAGAAAAAGTAAAAGCTGTGAGTAGAGAGAAATAATATGAGCTACACGATGACCTACGACAGCCTGTTGGTGGACCTTCGCAGATATTTAGAGCGAGGGTTTACTCAGGATAGCGATCAAATAGTGTTTGATCAACTCCCACGTTTAATTACCTTGGGAGAGAGGCGTATTGCGCGTGAGCTTAAAATAGAAGGATTCATCCGGGCAGTTAATCTACCGCTGGCGATTGGAGTATCAACGTATTTAAAGCCTGACAGATGGCGCGACACTATATCGATGAATGTTTCTGGAAAGTCTATATTTGCGCGATCTTACGAATACTGCCGCAACTATTGGACAAACGAATCTGAGACTGCCACGCCTGAATTTTATGCAGATTACGACTATCAGCATTGGCTAATAGTTCCGACTCCTAATGCTGCAAGCACAATGGAAATACTTTATTACGAGCAGCCAGCTCTTTTGGGAGATGATTTCCAAAGTAATTGGCTGACAGAATATGCGCCTGATGTTCTATTATATGCCGCACTTCTGGAAGCAGCTCCATTTTTAAAAAATGACGAACGAGTTGCTATGTGGACTGGAATGTATGATCGTGCAGCGCAGGCATTGAACGGCGAGGATCTAAGTAAGATTATGGACAGATCAGCAAATAGGAGTGAAGCGTAATGCCAAGTTATACCGATGTTTTTGGCGGTGCAAATATATACCCAAGTGAAATAAGCTATAGCTCTGTTGCTTTAACTGCCAGCATTGTGCTGAGCTGGCCAGAAGAAACGTCTACAAACGTCAATTTAGCCACTAGAATCATGGATGTTACCCCATCTGCGATAAACTTTAACATTACCCTACCTGATGCCACTAAAAGTGGTACGGGTAATACGATATTATTTAACAATAAAGGTAGCCATACATTTACGGTTTTAAACGCTGGCGGTGTTCAAGTCGGTACAATCGCTGCGGGACAAATTTGGCAAGTTTACTTAACTAGTAATACTAGCGTAAACGGCACTTGGCAAATCCTGCAGTATGGAGCCACCACATCGAGCGCGAACGCCTCGGCATTGGCTGGCACAGGCATTGTTGCTGTTGGCACTGTTTTATCTCAGTCAGTACCTATTACAGCATTTAACTCGAACTATACTGCTGGCGATAATGATCGAGCAAGGATGTACAACTGGACTGGAGCTGGAGGTGTTTTGACACTACCAGACCCTACTATTGTTGGCGATAATTGGTTTCTCTATCTGCGTAATTCAGGATCAGGCCAAGTTGCGGTAACGCCAACAGGCAGTGTTCAGATTGATGGTACGTCTCCGCTTCCTTTTCAGCCTGGAGAGTCAGCAATAGTCGCTTCTGATGGTACTAATTTTTACACTATAGGATTTGGTAAATCAGCGACTTTCGCATTTGATTACACAGTAATTGATGTGCCCGGATCGGGCAACTTTGTGTTGTCTGGAGCCCAGCTAAATCGAGTTGCTTATCGATTCACTGGAGCGCTAACAGGCGCTAGAAACATTATTATACCCGCAACCGTACAGCAGTATTGGATTGATAATCGCACCACTGGGTCACATACATTCACAGTAAAAGTTAGCGGAACCACGGGTGTAGTTTTAAGCACCAATGAGCGCGGTATATTTTATTGCGATGGTAGTGTGATCTTAGATGCTGACACTGCAACTATTGGCGTACCTATTTCTATCGCAAATGGCGGTACTGGAGCCACCTCCGCAGGAGCTGCATTAATAAATTTGGGCGGTAAATCTACAGGTATCGCTATATTTGAGTCTGTAAATCAACGGACTGCATGGACCGCGATTGGACCAGCAGACGGAGGCACTTACTAATATGCCTATTCAAACAGCTGTATTAAAATCATCTCCAGGAATCAAAAGAGATGGAACCAAGTTTGAAGGCGATGCGTATACGGATGGTCAGTGGGTGCGCTGGCAAAGAGGGCTTCCTCGCAAAATGGGTGGATACAAAACTACTCAGAAATTATTACAAGAAATAAGCCGTGGATTTTCTACGTTTACGCAGATGCTATACGTCTACTGTCATTCGGGCAGCGCAAATAAATTAGAGCGATTTACGCTAGACGCTACAAGTAACAGTTCAGTTATTACCGACAGAACACCTGTTGCTGTAGGCGCATATGGAACTGTAACTTTGGCTGGCGCTAGCGGATCAGTAAGTATGATTGCTGTCAATGGCGTTGACATTATGTCTGGAGCTGTGGCCTTTAACAGTACATTAAATCAAACAGCAACAGATGTTGCCTCCAATATCACTGCATTTAACTCAACGCCAAATTACACTGCTGCGGCAGTAGGCGCGGTAATCACCATTACTTCAGTTACCACAGGTGATCAGGTTAATGGATTTATCATTACCAACACATTAACCACGCTTACGTCTACTTTAGTGAAATTCGACTACGGATCTGATCCTCTGCTAGCAAATCCTTTCAACTATTGGATGTTTGATGTCCAATATGCCTCATCTACTAATCAAAACTATTTAATAGCCTCAGTGGCACCAAATGGTACTTGTGTGTGCAATGATCAGGATGGTCAAATATTCTTTGGAGAAGTCTTAGGAACTGGCGATTTGAAAAGCATACCACTTCCTCCAAACGCTAATGTGACTGGCGGAATTGTTAGTCTTCATCCTTACTTATTTTATTATGGTACTGATGGCATTATTGGCTGGTCAGTTCCTGGAGAGCCAACGGATTTAACTGGTTCAGGTAGCGGCCTAGCTCGCGTCTGGGGGCAAAAGATCATCAAGGGTCTACCAATGAGAGCGGGATCTGGAACGGCCCCTGCAGGAATATTTTGGGCGTTTGACGCGGTATTAAGGGCTACTTTTACAGGCGGATCAACAGTATTCCAGTTTGACATTATTGCGACTGGCACTTCAATTATGTCTCAGTTCTGCGTGGTAGATTACGATGGAGTATTTTACTGGGCTGGCGTAGATAGATTCTACATGTTTAACGGTGTAGTGCGCGAAGTACCAAACAGCATGAATCTTAATTACTTTTTTGACGGCATTAACGTCAACGAGCAAAGCAAAACATTCTGTTTTCAAGTGCCAAAATACGGCGAGATTTGGTGGTGTTATCCTCGCGGAACAGCGACAGAATGCACCCACGCTGTCGTGTATAACGTGCGAGAGCAGACTTGGTATGATACTGAGCTCCCTAACGATGGAAGGTCTGCTGGACACTTTAACAACTCATTTGCTGCCCCAGTTCTCACAGGCGTTAAAAATGATGGCGGCGGCTATAAAGTTTGGCGTCATGAGTTTAAGTCTGATGAGTATGATGGTCCATCAGTAAGACCCATTAAGTCTAACTTTGAGACAGCTGACTTATCTACCCTAGTTACTGGAAATAATAGATATTTACGCTGCACAACGATTGAGCCGGACTTTGTGCAAAGCGGTCCGATGACTGTTAATATAACGGGAAGAGCTAACGCAAGAGCGCCAGAAGTGGTCAGTACAACATTTGAGTTTCCTGAGTCGGCCTCTGAACCTTATCAGCAGATAGTTATGCTAAAAGAGCAGAGAAGAGAGCTTAGAGTTAAGTTTGAAAGTAATGAGCTGTACGGAGATTATCAAATGGGCCAGATCATCGCGCACTTTGACAGCGGTGATGGTACGGATCTAGGATGAGTCTTAGTGTTACGCTCCCAGTTGGTATTGGTCTCAAGGACTGGGCTGACTGCCTAATCACTGATTTTGATGCTTTTGGCGTTTACCAGCCACTAGATGATGTGAATAAGTGGCAAGATTGGGCTATGCAGTACATGCGATCTAGTAACTTAGTGGAAGACTTTCCAGATCCGTATAGTTACGCTATTACGGACTGGCGAGAATGGGCAGAGAGGTTTGTTCAAACAACATTATGAAATATATTGGCTATCAAGACGAAGAAATGGCAGAAAAATGGGCAAGAAAATACTTAGGAATTAAGAGCGCTCCTAGTGTTTTTAGAGCGTTATCGGCTGTTGATGATGCTGGCGAATTTACGTGTGTTATTTTGCTAACAAATTTTACTAAAAGAAATATAGACATAAACATTGCCGCCACTTGTCAATGGACGCCAAAGGCGACTATTAAAATGTTTAACGGCTTATTTAAAATGGTTTTTGATGAACTCAAAGCAGTTAGGACCACAGCATTGGTTGCTGCCAGTAATACAGATTCTCAGAAATTCTGCGAGCATTTGGGATTTCTAAAAGAAGGGACAATGAGAAAAGCATACGATGACGATGAAGACATGTTTATTTATGGCTTTCTTAATAATGAATACAGAAAACACGACTGGTGTAGGAGTTAAATAAATGCGGGAACAAATTATAGAGTTCGCTAGTCAGAGTCCAGAGTTCAGTCAAGGCATTGATGTCATAGAAGAGCGTCTGTCTCGCACAGCTATGGTCCCAGAAGACTTAGACGAAGCGATTGAGATGCTTGAAGCGGCTCTTGAGAATCCAGCTATGTACGCCGAAATGGTGCAGGCTGCAATTGCTGACGGCCTAATAGATGAGGGCGATGCTCCTGCTGAATTTAATGCTGAATTTATTATATCTATTCTGATTGCACTTTACGGACTACAAGATCGAGGTACGGCACAAGGTTTTGCCCGTGGCGGTTTAATGGTAGCTGGAAGACATTTAGCTAACCAAGGACAAGGTGGCGACAGCATGCTGGCCCACATTAATCCTCGTGAAGCTGAAGTGTTACGAAGGATGGGTGGCCAAGGCACGACAAACCCAAACACTGGATTAGTAGAATATAAAAGTTTAAAAAAGATATTCAAGACGGTTCTTCCTGTTGCTCTGACGGTTTTTGGTGGTCCGCTAGCGAAGGGTATTGGTGAGGCTATGGGCTTTATGAGCTCTATGGGTTCGGCAATTGCAGGCAACGCAGTTCTTGGCGCAGGCACAGCAGCATTGACTGGTGGAGACCCTTTACGTGGCGCAGTAATGGGTGGTATTTCTGGAGGCGTTGGTGGTGCAGCAGGTCAAGCTGTTAATAAAGGTCTTGGTTTAGGATTAACATCACCAGGAGCAATAGCAACGCTGGGAAGCGGTTTAGTCGGCGGTGCAGCAGGAGCTATTTCAGGAGAGGGTTTTGCTCAAGGTGCGTTACAAGGCGCAGGTGGACAGCTTCTCAAAAACTTTGCAGGAACAGGCTCTGGAACAGGAGCGCCAAACGCTTTCCAAGGCGCAATACAAGCTGGAGTTGATCAAACTGGTAACATGCTCACTGCAGGCTACAAGCCTCAAGAAGCTGTTGTTGGTGGAGCGACAGCAGGTCTATTTACTGCAGGACAGTCTTTGTTGTCTGGTCCTAAGCCAGCTGAGTCTGTTGTTAGTGGATTAAAAGACGAGCAAAACACATTTGCTGGCCGTAAAGATTACAGCGGCAATAAAGACGTAGGATTCGAGTTTAGAATGCAAGGCAATGACAGCGTCGGTCCTTTAGTCAACAAGATTAGTGGAGACAAAATCACTGGCTACTATGACGGTCAAGCTTACACAAACGGCATTCCTAATACGCCAGACACATTTGCTGCTGCTTCGAGCGCCCAGTCTCCTCTTGGAGAAGACTTTATGGCTGGAATAATAAGCGATCCACAAATCCCAAGCCCAGCCTTCAGGGTAGGAACTGCCGGCAAAAGCCCAGCTTTGCCTGAGCCCGGATTCCTTGCCAACGCTATGGACTACTTGAAAGAAGATAAATTAAGGACCGCCGGCTTAGGAATTTTGGCCGCTGGAGCCATAGAAGCTCCTGAAGATGTTAGTATGGCTATTGAGGAAATGTCTCCACAGCAAAAAGAATACTTTAATAGACCTCTTCAGTCTTGGGACTGGGATGCCATTCGGGCTGACGCCAACCGAGCTAATATGTCTTTGACGGAGTATATGGCGGGGAATTTTAACAATATGACTTCTGGACAGTATAATATGCAGTCTACGGGCGATGGTTTTAACGGTTACTATCGAGGCGGTCCGATGCGTATGAATCAAGGCGGTCCGTTAAGCCAAGCATCTCGCTATGTAAGAGGTGGAGGTACAGGTAGATCTGATGAAATACCAGCTTATTTGTCCGATGGCGAGTTTGTAGTTGATGCAGAGACTGTTGCTATGCTGGGCGATGGCTCTAGCAAAGCAGGTGCAGCGGCACTTGATACAATGAGAGAAAATATCCGATCTCACAAAGGCAAAGTCTTAGCTAAAGGAAAGTTTAGTCCTAACGCTAAATCCCCATTACAGTATTTAAAAGGAGCATCAAATGGGTAGTATTTTTGAAGGAAGCCCTCAAAGTGCAACATCTTATAGCGCCAGTACCAGTGAAACGCCAGAGTGGATGCAGGATGCGATTTACAACCAAGTAAATTGGGCTACAAACATAGCTAATAAACCTTATGAGGCGTATGCATTGCCTACTGTTGCTGAATTATCTCCACTGCAACAGCAAGCCTACACTGGTATTCAGAACGCACAAGGAGCTTATAAAGAAAATTTCGGTAAAGCTCAAACTGGCATGGAAGGCATGTCTACAGCAGGAACTGCTGGAGCGTTGGGCACTGCTCAAGCTAATTATTTAAGAGACGATCTGGCTGGTCAGAATCTAAACGCTGGGCAAAATCTTTTTACTCAAGCCGGAAACTTAAACATCCTCGGCTCTGCTCAGCCTTTGCTAAATCAGGCTCAGACCAATGCAAATAATATTGTTGGGTCGGCGTCTCCTTACCTAACTCAAGCCGCAGGCATGAGCGCATCTGACGCGGCAAACCCCTATTTGCAAGCTGGCTCTTCAGCAAGTTCATTTGATGCGGCGAATCCTTATCTACAAGCTGGGGCATCTGCTAATGCTATGGATGCCGCTAGCGGTTACATGGGCACGGCAAACGCAGCAAGCGGGTTTAACGCAGCTAATCCTATGCTGCAACAAGCAGCATCGGCAAGCGGGTTTAACGCAGCTAATCCTATGCTGCAACAAGCAGCATCGGCAAGCGGGTTTAACGCAGCTAATCCTATGCTGCAACAAGCAGCAGCAGCAAGCGGGTTGAACGCAGCCAATCCTATGTTACAACAAGCAGCAGCAGCAAATGCTTTTAATGTTGCCAATCCTTTGCTTCAGCAAGCCGCTGGCGCAAGCGGTATGAGCGCGGCTAATCCTTATCTGCAGAGAGGAACATCAGCAAGCGGCGTAAACGCTGCTAATCCATATATTCAGAACGCGGCAGCAGCTAGCGGTATGAACGCTGCTAATCCGTACATGAATCAATCTCAGAGCACTACTGCCCAAGCATTAGCTGACAAAGCTCTTAATGCGGCTAATCCTTATTTACAGCAGGCGTCTCAGTCTTCTGTGTCTGATATTGGCCAGTATATGAATCCGTATCAGACGAATGTTATGGATGCATTAGCTCAACAGGGTTCGCGCAATTTAACTGAAAACTTACTACCTAGCGTTTCAGATGCTTTCATTAAGGCAGGCCAGTTTGGTAGCAGAAACATGGGTGAGTTTGGATCTAGAGCATTACGAGACACGCAAGAGTCTGTTCTAAGACAGCAAGCTCCAATGATGCAACAAGGTTACGCTCAAGCCATGCAGGCTTCAGCAGCTGACAAGGCACGACAAGCTAGTCTTGCTGGCACGGTTGGCAGTATCTCAGGCGCAGACTTGGGTCGCACATTACAGGGTGCTGGTCAATACGCTCAACTGGGCTCTCAGGCGGGTCAACTTACAAATGCAGACGCTGCTCGACAAGCTCAGCTCGCATCAACAATGGGCCAACTTACAAATGCAGACGCTGCCAGAGAAATGCAGGGTGCCTCTACAGCAGGTCAACTCACTAATGCCGATGCAGCAAGGCAGGCACAGGTTGCTAGCCAGATGGGGCAGCTTACTGGACAGGATGCAGCAAGGAAGCTTCAAGTTGCTAGTCAACTAGGCGCTCTAACTAACGCTGATGCGTCAAGGAAGCTTCAAGCTGCTAGTCAACTAGGCGCTCTAACTAACGCTGATGCGTCAAGGAAGCTTCAAGCTGCTAGTCAACTAGGCGCTTTGACTAATGCTGACGCAGCAAGACAAGCTCAAGTTGCTAGTCAACTAGGTGCTCTAACTAACGCTGACGCTTCTCGACAAGTGCAGCTTGGGCAAATGGCTGGGCAGCTTACAGGTCAAGATGCGGCGCGACAATTCCAAGCAGCAGGCATAGCGGGTCAAATGACCAATGCTGATGCAGCGCGTCAGATGCAAGCAGCCTCGACAGCGGGTCAGATGATGGGTCAAGACGCAAATCGTCAGGCTCAGCTGGGCCAGACTATGGGCCAGCTAACTGGGCAGCAGGCTTCGCAGCTTGCTAGCTTGGGCGCAACGACTGGACAGCTAACAGGACAGCAGATGTCTCAGCTTGGAAACTTAGCTCAGGCACGTACTGGAGCTGGTCAAAGTCAGCAGCAATTTGGCTTAAATGCAGCATCACAGGTTCAGAATGCTAGCGCACAAGACTTGCAGCGCCAGATGGGCGCATTGACTAGTATGGCTAATATGGCAACAACGTCTCAAGATGCTAATTACAAAGATCTCGCCGCTCTTGAAGCCGCAGGAAAATCAGAGCAAATGCAGCTCCAAACAGAATTGTCAGCTGCAGAGAGAGAATTCATGAACCAGCAGCTTTACCCACAGCAGCAGATGGATTGGCTCAGTACACAAGTTCGAGGAATGGCTCCAATTACAGATCGAAGAACAACAACATCTGGCAGCACGACTGGCGCAACTTACAATAATTCACCTCTTTCGCAATTGGCCTCTGGCTTTGCAACGTATAAAGGCTTGAATCCAGGATAATAGGAGTTTGACATGGGCTTTAATCTAAATAAATTAAAGAAACAGTACGGCGTAGGTTCGGCGGCTAAGCTTGGATATGCAGGGGTTAAAAATCCTGGAGTTCTTGAAGATTTTAACTACGACAAAGAAAAAGTAAATGCTGCGGGTGAGTTAATATCTGAAGACGATCAAATAGCTAATTATAAGACGAGAAAAAATAATTATGATGACCTAAAATCTAAATATGATCTTAATAATGTAAACGATAGAGCCGCTTATGACAACTACTCTGCTCAGTACGATCAACGTCTTGCAGGCACTCCCATGTACGCCAATAAGCAATTCGCAGGCTCTAAGCGCGTAGCTCCTAATACTGTAAATGAAATGTATGAGAAGTATTTGGGTCGAGAGAATGAGAATAACAACAAAATGTATCCAATGGCGATTGGCTATGGACCTAGTCCTGAAGAAAGACAAAGAGTTTACGATGACGAAAATCGACAGGTAAACGATGCTGAGCGTAATGCGTTCATTAGAAACGCAGACACAGAGTTGTTCCAACGAGGTATCAATAATACGGGCAACCAGTACCTGATGAATCAGTCTGGAAATTACTTCGGAAATTTCTTAGGCGCACCAGCCTACGGCGCTGGGCCTCTTTCTCCATCAAATCCTGCTTTTGATATTGTCGATTACGATAATAAACTTCCAGTTGATGAAGTAATGCCGCCAGTAATGCCACCAGTAATGCCACCAGTAATGCCACCAGTAATGCCACCAGTAGTACCACCAGTAATGCCACCAGTAATGCCACCAGTAATGCCACCAGTAATGCCACCAGTAATGCCGCCAGTAGTACCGCCAGTAATGCCACCAGTAGTACCGCCAGTAATGCCACCAGTAGTACCGCCAGTAATGCCACCAGTAATGCCACCAGTAATGCCGCGTACAAATCAACTTCCTGATTGGATGATCGCACCGCCTGAAGGGTCAATGAATACCATGGCCATGGTTGAGCATACAAACCCCGTTACAGGGGAAACCTTTACGGCACCAAACGGTGGTTATAGCATAAACCCCGCTTATATAGAATCTCAATTAAACAATCAATATGTGGAGAATCTTGGCCGTCAGATCGGTACTCCCGGATTAGACTATTATAGCCAAGCATTATTGGACAACATGAGTGACTCCTCTACTGGTAAATCGTGGGATCAAATCGTTGCCGACTTAGATTGGGTTGAGCAACAAGGTGGTGAGCAAGCCGCAATTAACGCACAATCAAATTTAAGCACCGTAGGTAATGCTTCTGATGATGCGGCTCAAATTACAGCAATGAATGAACTTCTTGCAGCAAATAGAGCAGGTCGAATGGAAGCTAGCGAGAAGATGCTTGGATCGCAATATACAAATAATGATCAAGGCGACTTGATGAATGTATTCAAAGGCGCAGAAGAATATCGTCAAGGATTTGTAAACGAT